GAACTTATTTTGTAATATACCCCAAAAAGGGCAACAATTACAATGGCTGCTATAGCAACATACCGCCCTATAGGGGTAAGAAGAAAAGCAATCATACGCCATGCTCCTCTAAATGTTTTGACCGCCAGTACCAAATTGCTGCCCCACAAAGAACAATAACTAAAAACAGGTCAAAAGTCGTATTGGACAAAAGCCCTTGTACCTGCGTAAGTAAGTCGTTTGCTGATTGCGCTTGACCAACAATGTCTGACGCATGATCGGCTGCGGTTTTAGCAACACCCGCCACGCCAATCGCAGATGTTGCCAAGGCTGTATTGCCTTGCTTACTGTCAGCCATCGTCTTGGTTTGCGGTACGTCAGGGGTAATGCGTTGTTCTTGCTCCTCAACGGGTTTGCCGCCCGTGTTCCACCAATCTGTTTCGGCGTTCCGACGACGGACAAGACCGGGCAATACCTTCCCGCCACCTTTAGTCCATTTCTGCAGTTCTGTTGGAACCCGATCAAATTGTTTTGCATTGACACACTTTAAAAGAGTTGATGAAGCTAAATTACCCCTACCAGCATTATAACAAAAATCGACCAATACATCGAATTGATGCTGTGAAAGTTCTACTTTAACAAGAGCTTTAACATCGTTTTCAAACTTAACCATATCAGCTGCCAAAATACGATTGGCATCTTCTTGTGATATAGTCATGCCCTCGGTTACTTCAGGAGCACCAGCAGCAGATGTATGACCATATCCAATAGTCAAAATACCTGCTGGACACCGATAAGCTGTTAATTTGCAACCTTCAAATTGTTTCGTAAGGGCGTTTAATCCGCCTTCAGACATATTCATAAGATCAACCTTTCACAGTTAAGAGATAAGCCACAAAAAAGGCAACAAAGATAAAGCATAGAAGTATTACAGCTACGCTTACCCAAATCATTAAACCACGCAAAAAGTTTTCACGTTCACGCTTGGCTTTTTCGGCAGCAAGTTTATCAGCTTTTTTAATACGGGTGATTTCTTCTTGTAGCCGTATCCACTCGCCATAGCCATATTCGGACACAAACAAGTTTTGAGCTTCCTGCATCATCTTGTTGATTTGCTGTTTAGCAGCATAAGCATCCATAGCCCTTTTTTCGGCAGTTTCTTTCGATTGAAAGATGCTTTTGGGCGGATCTGCAACAAGACGTGTAATTTCGCCGACAGAACCCATAAGGGAACTGACGTCCTGCATCATGCCTTGGATTTCCTTGCCAGCGGCTATGCCTGATTTAATAGCGCCATAGGCAGTCTGGGCTAACGCAAGTATTGTAAGAGGGTCCATGCCTCATCCCCAACATTGCACTTCCCTCTAAATGCTTATTAAAACTATATAATTTAATTGTGAAAGAAATTCTACCTAAATGACCAATCGTGGGACGATAAATAACCAATAATACCAGAGATAAGCGTACCAAGAACTATCATGATACGCCATCCACCTCTAGCTTCATGTAAAATTTGTAAAATCTCAGCCTGACTTCTTTTAATATCGACCATATCCTGTTCAACAATTTTAACTCTGGCTAGTAAATCGCCTATTGTTACGGATGTTTGGTCAAGATCAGACATTTTTTCATTCCTGCGGGGCGTCTGGTGTAGCCGTTGCATCAGCTGCTGGTGCAGCATTAGCTTGAGCCGCAGAAGCAAGTTGAGCATCCCCGTCAGCTTTAATTTTATTAATTAAAGCCAGAACCTCAGCAAATGGGCATTGTCCCAAAGCACCAAGGATATAATTAACTTCATCTACTGTTAAGGTTAAATTCACGTTCATTTTCCATTTCCCTCTGGTTTAATGATCGCAGTCGATGACTCACGATCTATATTTAATACACCAAAACAACAGATATTCCAATCCTCCCCATCACGTTCATCCGTAATTGGGACAGAAATATTCAGATGTTTGAATAGGTATTCTTTGCTGTTGTCTTCGAATACCCGCCACACATGGTCAGGCGTTCCACGCCCATCCATGCCACGGCTTTTGTTAAATCTGATGCTATACTTTGGCATTAGATTATTTCCGCTGCTGGAGCGGGACAAGCGGGCGGCGGCGCAAATTGAACGCTAAGGTTAAAATGCACAAATTTAATTGGCTTTTTACCCGCATGACGACCAAATGAATGTGGCAACCAGCCATTTGTAAAGACAATCATGCCAGGCTTAGGTTCAAAGTTAATCATGTCGCTGGCTTCTGTAGCCATTGTCATGTTGGTTTCATCCAATCCAACGATTGTCTTGGCAGGGCGTGGATCATGGATAACCAAACGTGAACAGCCTTCTGGCGTATCAAGGAAATAAAAACCTACTATTTGTGCGCCGAATTTATGTGTATGCTGTTCCATAAGGGAATGTTTGGAATGTTCTTGTGTCCACATTTCCGTAAAGAACGTCTGCTTATTTTCCATGTTATATCCTTGATCTTTAAGAATATCCCATGCAGTTTGTGCAACAAACTTAGAAAAATCAGCAATTCGTGGATCATTAAAATAACTTTGCGACATATATACTGGATATATTTCGTTTTTAGGATGCGCTTTTTTTGCTTCACGAAGATTATCTTCTGAAACTTCCATTACAGACTTTAAAAAATCTGGACGCTGCGCCATATATACTGATGTTGGAAAGTATAAATACTTTTCAATTGGTGATGGCGCATTACTCATCTTAACCCCCTCTGGTTAAAAATAAACATTACGCTGATTTAGGAGGAACGACAACCCAAGATTTGGTTGGCTCATCCCATTTATATTGTTTAGGAGGCGTTCCCGTTCCAGCGTCAGATGGCATTGCTACAGGAGCAGTCCAAATCCAATTTGTTGCTGCACTGATTGTCCATGATGGATATGGCTGAGGAGGATAAAACACATCATGCTGTGCATCATAAATGTAACCAATGCCAGCGTAATTACCCCTCAATGCAACGCCGCCATCGGGTTGCCCATCTGGCCCATGGTGAACATTACCACGGGTATTATATGGTGTTTGTACCCACTCAGAAGCAGGGCCAAACAAACCAGAGTTAATGACATCTTGTTCAACAACAATGACTTGCTGAACTATTCCATTAATAACTTGTGCAAAATGGCTCATTTCATCACCACTTAATTGAACCTGAACCAGTGAATTTGTAAATGCGATTGCCGCCAGAGCAAATTACTGTTGGCGAACCAGTCGTTGCAGATGCTGCCGAATATGTGTTTGAGTAAGATATGACAACAACACCAGACCCACCATTGCCGCCAGTGCCGCCACCACCGCCACCACCGCCAGTATTTGTCCCACCAGCTGTAGCAGCGCTACCAGCACTTCCCGCCCCACCACCACCAGAACCACCGCTACCAGGTGTGCCGTTAACAGTTATACCACCACCACCACCACCTGCATAAGTTACAGATGATCCACTAATTGTTGAAGATATTCCAGATCCACCAACGCCGCCATGCTGTGATGATGCCGCAGTACCGCATCCTGAAGCACCTCCACCACCGCCACCAGCAGCGCTTGCTCCTAAATTCGGCGGCGTACCAATAGCTCCATTATAACCTTGGGTAGGCGTTCCAGTCCCAGCAAGGTAATTAGTGCCGTTACCAGCACCACCACCGCCGCCACCTGAACCTCCAGATGTCCCGCCGCCGCCACCGTCACGGGAACCGCCGCCGCCACCGCCAACCGATGTAACTGGCCCAAAAACCGAATTACTGCCAGCAGTTCCAGAAGCGTAAGTATTACCACTTCCTGACCCGCCACCGCCAATAGTAATTGTGTACGTTGTTCCAGTGGTAATATTAAAGCAACCTTGTTGGACGCCACCAGCTCCACCACCACCGCCGCCATTAGCGCCGCCGCCACCACCGCCGCCAATTACGAGAAATTGAACAGTCGGCGGGGCGACGGCGCCAGAAACACCTAAAAGAACATTATAAATCGACATTAGGTTAGCCCTCCACCCGTAATGACGAATGTGTTAGATGCGACACAAAATACTGTAGCAAGACCACGCTGCGCAAGTGTTCTATTGCCAGTTGTTGCCGTTCCAACAAGATACATCGTCACGCCTGAACCTTGTGTAATTGTTTGGTTTGATGAACTATTATTGTAAATAGTCACTGTTTGACCAGCTGAAAAGACGCCTGATGGGACAGTTACACCACCTATTGTTTTACCCCTCTGGTTAAACAATATTTATATACCATTTCACTTTTACCTCGCCAAGAGAAGATGCTGGTAAAACATGAATAATCACACACCCCAAGGCGGTGTCAGATTAACCGATGTTGGTGTAATCTGTTGTTGGATTTGTTGGTCAATATTGGCTTCCAAAGCAGCTACTTGTTCCGCACCAAGAGAAGCCGTTGTCCAACCTTGCACCTGCGCTTCAGTAAGCTGTGCATATGGCGTGAATGGTTCACCTGCCGTGTAGGTTACGCCGACCGTACCATAGACAGAGCCAGTGTGACCATTGCCATCAGTGCCGCTAAGTACCCAGTGCACGGTGAATACA